CTGGATGGCGCCGTCGCCAAATTGGATCAGATCCAGATCCTCGGTCGAGGGCGCGGGCATTGCATCGGAGAACAGGCCGAGGACGGCGACGCCGCCATCGGTATCGCCTTCGGGGCAGAGCAGCAGGCACTGCTCACCGATCGTCGGCGGTGACCAGGTGCGGGTATTGCCGGCGCGCTGCACGATCCAGCAGATGTCGCCGGTGACGATCTCGCCGATCCGCACGCGGCACGTCGCATCGGCACGGTCGACGCTGTCGATGGTGCCGAGACGGATGATGTTGCCGATAATACGGCGGGGATCGGGAAGCGCGTTCATGACGCGCGACATTGGCGCTGCGGCTCGCTCCGCGCGCGGGGTGGCGGGTGTGGAATGCGATCCCACACCCGAAAGGATCAGGCGGCGGGCGGGTCTGTTTCCGACGGGCTGCCGATCACCCCGAGATTGGCCTTCACCGCCACGCCCAGCGCCACCTCGGCGACGCGCGCGACGGTCCCCTTGCGATCATAGCTGCCATCCTCGAGGTGGCAGGCGTTCACGTTGCGCGCATGCGCGATACCATCCGGATCGAACACGACTGGTACGGAGCGGGTCGCGGAATCATATCTGCCGATCGTCGTCTTCATTGGGTCTCTCCTAGGTGCGAAGCCATTGGCCACCATAATTGTGCCAGAGGCGCATCGTGCCGGCGCCGGGGCTGGCCTCGATATGCAGGTCGCCGTCACTACCGCCCGCAGGGGCGCCCGCGCTGCGCGTGATCGTGTCGCCGACGATCGCGCCATCGGCATGGTGCAGGAACTTGCCCGCATTGCCTTTGATGATCGGCGTGATCGCGTACATGCCGTTTGGCGTCAGGACGAGCCGCTCGGCGCCGCCTACGTTGAAGCGGAACGCGTTGTTGGCACGGTCGAACACGACGGACGCGCCGTCGCCCATGGTGAGCGTGGCATTGCCGCCCGCCAGATCGAGGAAGAACTGCGCATCGCGGCCGAATGGCCCTGTGAACGTGTCGCCGCCACGACGGGCGGGTGTATAGCCGAGCCGTCCGGCGATATCGGCGTACCAGGCGCCCTGCTGCCCATCGAGCAGATCGGAGTCGAGCCCAGAGCCGGCGCCGTCATTCGACGGGTGCCAGACCGGACTGCCGCCTACCACGAAGGAATTGGCGCTGACCGTAGCGCCTGCCGTGATATTGGTCTGGATCGTCAGCGAGGGCGCGCTGAGCGCCTTGGCAAACGACGCGCCGTTGCCGGCGGTGACGAGATCGAGCGACTTCAGGAAGGTCTCGGCAGTGACCTTCTTCAGCGTCCGCCCATCGGCTGCGGTGACGACGACGTTGATGACATTGATCGCCTCGACAGGCGCAAACAGGTTGAGGTTGCGCACTGAGGTGTCGCCGTTGCCGTCACGGGTCATCACCGTGTTTGCGCCTTCGCCCGACGACGGCATCTGGCCGCGCATCAGATCCGCGTCGAGCCCGGATCCGGCACCGTCATTGCCCGGATGCCAGGCAGGGAGCCCGCCGATCAACACCGAGTTTGCCGCGACCGTCGCGCCGGCGGTGATGTTGGTTGCCGCGGCGAAGGTCGACGACGACAGCGCCCCTGCGAATGCCGCGCCGGTCAGCAGCGCGAACTCGGATGCGTGCCGCCCGTCGAGGAGATCCGCATCGAGACCCGAGCCGGAACCGTCGACCGTCAGCATCCGCGCAATGATGTTCGCCGCGGTCATGATGACTGCCATGCTCTTGGGCGTCAGCGCACGCACCGCGTCGGCCATCGCTGCCGCCTCGGCGTCGGTCGCCAGCTCGATCACGCCGGCCACCTCGGTGGTGGCGGGCGGGTTGAGGAAGTTGGCGTTGCCGAAGGTGATGCGATTGGCGGGCACGCCGACCAGCGCAATGTCGATCGCGAGCAGCAGCAGCGACGCGGCCGACTTCTCGACGATCGTATCGGCCTGGCCGTAGATCGCGAACATCGTGCCGTCTTCGAGGTACAGCGCGAAGGTCCGCAACGGATAAGCGTCGGCGGACTCGTCGCGCACCACGAGGTGGATGATGTCCGATGCGACAGCCGCCCCCGAGATGGTCGCGATGCGCTTGTATTCGCTGGGCAGCGTCGTGCTGGTCGGCAGCGGCGCCACGCCCGCGCCCGACACGCCGACCGAGGCGATCTGGACCGCGTTGGTGCCGCTGTGCGCGGCGTTGACGAGTGCCGCACGGCCGGCATCGGTGATCGTAAGGGTCAGGGCCATATCGACTCCGTCAGGCGCTAAAGGAAAGGCGGACGAATGCCGCGGGGCGGGCTGCACCGATCGCGCCGAGCTGAGCGCTCGCATTGAGCGCCTGGCTGAAAGTGAAGTGTGAGCGGACGGGCTTGGTCCGGTAGACCTCGGCGATCACGGCATCGACGTAGCCGGCGTCTGCCGGCGCGCCCTGTTCGTCGGTGACGTTGAGGACGAGGCTGAAGGTGTGCGGCTCGCCGGGCGGCTCCATCTGCCACCATTCGCGGATCGCAACGACGCCCCCGAACGATTCGATGACGTCGCGCACCGACGAGGACGTCCCCTTGCGGCGTTGGATCGCCAGCGCCTGGCGGACGCGCGCGCGCTTCACCGTTTCCGACCACACGCTCGACCAGCTGTCGATCGACAAAGCCCATGCCAGATAGGGCAGCAGCTCGACCGGGCAGGTGTCGGGGTTCCACAGGTCGCGCAGCGGCACCGGGACATCGGCGAGCCGCGCCATGCTGGCTTCAAGCGCGCGCTCGATCTCGCTGGCGTTGCGGGGCAGCAGCGTCATTCGCCGAGACCTGCATGGTTGACGGTCACGCCCGTGCACCAGCTGGCCTGGGTGCGATCGAGCACGATGTCTGCGGCCGGGCTGGTCAGCACGACGTTCTGCACGCCTTCGGTATGGAGCGCGCTGAAGATTCCCGAGCGTGTGATGTCGCGGCCGAGGCGGTGCGAGTTTGCGACGTAGGCGGCGAGCCGTGCGCGGGCATCGGCAATGACGATCGAACCGTCGGGACCGGCAAACGTCGTGATCGATGCCTTCACGGCATATTCGACGATCTGCGTCGCCTGAATGGTGACGTAATCGGTGAGCGGACGTCGCGTCTCTGCCGATACGTAATCGAGCACCGTGTCGAGCAACGCGGGCGATGCCGTGCCGTTGCCGACGCGCGACAGGATCGTGATGCGTACCTCGCCGGTCGTCGGGCTTGTCGCGCTGGCGTCGAGCACGTCCGACGCGGCGGACAGCGCATGGAAGATGTAGGCGCCTTCGGGGCCGGCGACGGAATAACCCTCGGGTGCCAGCACCAGGCGGCGCCGGAAGTCCTCGTCGCTTTCGTAGACTGCGGGTGCGTTTGTCTGGGCGTTCGCAGGTGTGATGAGCAGCCGCACGACGCCCATCAATGCCGCCAGGTTGTCGAGATCCGCGCCAATCGCATAGGCGGGCATTACCGCGCGGGCGGCATCGTTCACGCGCGCGCGCAGCAGCATCTCGCGATACGCGGCGACCTCGAGCAGTTTGATGGCGGGATCAGATTCTACCGTCGCATCGAACGTTGGCACGAGCGCCTGCAGTGAGGCGAGCATTTGGCCGTAGATCGTGTCGAAATCGAGAGTCTCGACGATCGTCGGCGCCGGGAGGCGCGACAGATCGACAGCGGTGAAGGTTGACGGCTCGGCCATCCGGCTATGTCGTCCGTCAGGTCAGGGCAGCGCTATCACGCTCGGGTGTGGGATCGGATTCCACACCCAGCCACGATGTCCGTCATTGGGTGGAAACCGGACCGGCTGCTTTCGGGAAGGCGGGTGGAGATAGCCGACATTGGGCAGCTGCCGCCTTTCACAAAAAAGGATCGAGTTTTGGGAAGGCGTGCGCCCTCCCAAAATCAGTCATGAGTATGAAAACGGGAAACGATCGACGCCGATTACCCGATGCTGCTAACGCTCGATCTCTTTGCTCCTTGAGGTCAATCACCATGAAGATCAGTGCCCGCAATCAAATTTCAGGCCGCGTCGCGAGCATCCATCCAGGAGCCGTGAACGGATCGGTCAAGGTGGATATCGGGAACGGCATCGTCATCACCGCCAACATTACCGAGGAAGCGATAGCCGACCTCGCGCTCGGCGAAGGTGACCAGGCAACGGTGCTTATCAAAGCGAGCGATGTACTGATTGGAAAATGACGTGCGCGGCGCTGAGGTGAGGGTCGATCTGCATCTCGTCGCAATGACACTCACGCCCGCGACCGGGTATGGCCAACGTGCAGGCCACAAGACGTGCCCGGCATGGAGGCGTGCAATTGGCTATTGATGGGCCGCTGAAAATCAATGTTCAGATACTGAGAGGTTCCGACCCGGCGATCGGGCCGGGCAAGGCGCTCGTCCTCGACGCCATCGGTCGTACCGGGTCCATCTCTGCTGCCGGGCGCGAACTCAAGATGAGCTATCGGCGTATCTGGTTGCTGGTCGACAGCCTCAATCACGCGTGGATAGAGCCGGTCGTTGAAACCCGTGTCGGTGGGGGGAAATCGGGCGGTGCCCAGCTCACTGCGTTTGGTGAGCGGGTGCTGGCCAGCTACCGCGGCATCGAGGCGCGCATGGTCGCCGCAGCCAGTGGCA